CGAGCCAGTAAACTTTTAAAAGAGTATAAGGTTAGTATAAGGTACAGGGAACTTTTAAAAGAATTTTCAAACATGTCTTTGTGGGCTAGAGAGCAGGCTTTCAATGAGTACGAATGGCTAAAAAATAAAGCTAGAGCAAGTATCGAGATTGAGGGAGTGAGACAAGCAAACTCTAATGCTTTTCTTTCAGCCTTGGACGGTATGAACAACATGGCTTTCAGGGATTTAGAGTTAGCTGATAAAAAATTAAGGCTTGAAATTGAAAACCTCAAAGCACAGATAGGCTCTAATGATGAGGATGACACAGTCATTACTGGATTTACATTTGATAGGAGTGAGTATAATGGCAATACTGAACCTAGCGAAACTGATTAACCCAGTATTTGATGAAGTCCTCTACACACTCAAGAGCCATATAGTGCTCAAGGGTGGCCGTGCCTCTACCAAGTCATCAGTAGTCTCTATTGACCTTGTAAATGACTTTATCAATGATCCTATGGGTAACGTGGTAGTCTTGCGAAAAGTAGGCAAGTACTTGAGAATGTCAGTGTATGAGCAGATAAGATGGGCCATCTATGAGATGGGGCTAGCTAATCAGTTCAAGTTTGGGAAATCTCCCTTACAAATCACCCACAAGAAGACAGGTACAGCCTTTTATTTCTACGGTGTAGACGATCCAATGAAACTCAAATCCCAGAAGATAGCCAAAGGCTATGTAATGGCCGTATGGTTTGAGGAATTGGCTGAGTTTGCAGGCCGTGAGGACATTGATATAGTTGAGGATACTTTCATCCGTCAAGAGCTACCAAACGGCAAAGAGGTCAAAGTCTATTTCACATACAACCCTCCAAGAAATCCTTACGACTGGATAAATGAGTGGGTTGCTGAGAAAGCTAGTGATCCAACTTACATGATACATCACAGCACCTACCTTGATGACAAGTTAGGTTTTTTGTCTAAGCAGATGATTGAGAAGATAGAACGCTACAAGGAGACAGATCCTGACTATTACAGATGGATGTATTTGGGCGAGGTAATCGGTTTAGGTAATCATGTTTATAACATGAGCTATTTTAAACCACTAGAGAGCCTCCCTGATGATGACAAAGTGATAGGTATATCATTTGCCCTAGATACAGGACACCAACAGTCAGCAACAGCCTGTGGAGCTTATGGGCTCACTGCTAAGGGTAATGTTATCTTGCTTGATACGTTCTACTATAGTCCAGCTGGCAAGACCATCAAAAAGGCGCCTAGTGAGCTCTCTGTGATGATCCATGACTTTATAGATAAGGTCATGAAGACCTACAGAGTCCCTAAGCTCAAGATGACCATTGATAGCGCTGAGGGGGCTTTGCGTAACCAGTATTTCAAAGACTATGGCGAGCGCTGGCACCCTGTGGCTAAAAAGAAAAATCAGACTATGATAGACATGGTCATTAGCTTACTAGCTGAGGGGCGTTTCTACTACCTTGACATCCCTGCTAATAGGGTCTTTGTAGAGGAGCATAAGATGTACCGCTATGATGACAAGTCACTCAACACAGATGACCCCAAAGTCATCAAGGAAGATGACCACACGGTAGACGAGTTCAAGTATTTTGTCCTAGACAACGCTAGAGAGCTAAGACTAAAAGCCTAAAGGAGCTAACAATGGGAATAGTAAAGACTATCAAGAATTTTTTCACAAGGAGCAAGTATGTGATGACAACACAGAACTTAACGAATATCACTGATCACCCTAAAATAGCAGTGTCATCCACAGAGTATGACCGAATAAGGGAAAACCTCAAGTATTATGCAGGACATTATCCACAGATTGACTACACTGACAGCAACGGCACGCCTCAAAAACGAGCTTTCAACCATCTACCTATTGGACGTACAGCAGCCAAGAAGATTGCAAGCCTAGTATTTAATGAACAGGCTGAAATCAAGCTGGATGACAAAGACGCTAATAAATTCATTCAGAAACAGCTACAAGATGACAGGTTTGTCAAGAATTTTGAACGCTACTTAGAGAGCGGTTTGGCTCTAGGTGGCTTAGCTATGAGGCCATACGTCGATAGAGACAAGGTAAGAGTCTCTTTCATTCAGGCGCCTGTCTTTTTGCCTCTGCAAAGTAATACACAGGATGTCTCTAGTGCTGCTATTATCACTAAGACAATCAAGTCAGAGGGTAATAAGCAGAAGTTTTACACGCTGATTGAGCTGCACGAATGGGGCAAGGATGACAAGTACACGGTTACTAACGAGCTCTACAAGTCTGATAATCAGAACGTGGTAGGCGCTAGGGTTCCTCTATCAGACCTCTATGAGGATCTTGAGGAAGTGGTAGACCTGAACGGCTTGAGTCGTCCGCTCTTTACTTATCTGAAAACTCCAGGCATGAACAACAAAGATATTAACTCAGCCCTTGGCTTGTCTATTTTTGATAATGCCAAGACTACAATGGACTTTCTTAATACGACCTATGACGAGTTTATGTGGGAGATTAAGATGGGTCAGCGCAGAGTGGCCGTTCCTAGTCAGATGATTAAAGTTGAGTACAATCAGGAGGGCGAGAATGTCACAGTCAAGCGTGAGTTTGAGGCTGGGCGTAATGTCTATGAACAAATTGACTCTGGGGATATGGACAAAGGCGTAGGTATTACAGACCTTACAACTCCTATCCGCTCAGATGACTACATTAAGGCAATCAATAAGATCCTGGCGATTTTTGAAATGCAGATAGGAGTATCTTCTGGCACGTTCACCTTTGACGGCAAGAGCTTGAAAACAGCTACTGAGGTTGTTTCAGAGAACTCTGACACATATCAGATGAGAAACAGCATTGTCAGCTTAGTAGAGCAGTCTTTGAAAGAGCTCATTATCTCAATGTTAGAGCTAGGCAAAGCCTACGGACTCTACAAGGGAAACATCCCTGACATGGAGAAAATCAGCATTAACCTTGATGATGGAGTCTTTACAGACCGAAATGCAGAACTTGACTACTGGGTTAAGGTTGTAAATGCTGGTTTTGCTACGGATGTAATGGCTATTGAAAAGGTGCTCAATGTTACGCCTGAAAAAGCTAGACAAATCAAAGCTGAAATCAGTGGAAATGCTATTGATGAGGCAAGCGGAGAGCGTAGCCCTGAGGATGTAGAAGTTTACGGAGAGTGATTAGATGGCTGATGACAAGAAGAAACCAATCAAGCTAAATGATGAGCAGTTAATGCTTGACGCTAGTAACGTTGCAGACATCTATCATCAGCTAACTCTTGAACTCTTTGACCAGGTAATAGATCGTATCAAAGAGCGTGGCTCTGCTAGTCTTGATGACAACCCCTATATTTGGCAGCTTGAGAAAATGAATGAGATGGGCCTACTCAATGAGGATAATGTCAAGCTCATTTCTGACCGTTCAGGCATTGCTGAGGAGCAACTTAGACATGTCATCCAAAATGAGGGCTACAAAATCTACAAAGACACCAAACAGCAACTTTTAGAGGCAACTGGTGGAGGTTCCTTTGCTGGTAACTCACTCATTCAGACCAATCTAGCTGCTTATGTCAATCAAGCTATGGGAGATATAGACAACCTCATCAATACCACTCTACCAATGAGTGTCAGAAAGGTTTATCAGTCCATAGTCCAGGAGAGCGTGGCTAAGGTTGTCACAGGACTCACTACATCAGACAAAGCTATCTCTGATACAGTCATGAAATGGGCTGAAAAGGGTTTTTATGGCTTTACGGATAGCCAAGGCAAACGCTGGAAAGCTGACACATACGCTAGGCAAGTCATCAAATCGACGGCTTGGCGTGTCCATCGTGAGGTCAGAATGGCTCCAGCTGAGGAGTTGGGTATAGATACCTTTTACTATCACAAAAAGGCCACAGCTAGAGAGATGTGCGCTCCTTTGCAGCACCAGATAGTCACTACAGGGGTTGCTAGAACGGAAAAAGGGGAGCGTATTTTAGCATTGTCGGACTATGGTTATGGCTACGCTTGGGGCTGTCAGGGTATTAACTGTACTCATGAGATGACGCCATACATCCCAGGGGCTAACTACAAGCCTGATTTGCCTGACGAGTTAAGAGACTTGACTCCAGAGCAAGCGATAGAAAACGCAAACGTACAGGCCAAACAGAGAGCCCTGGAGCGTTCTATCAGACAGTCTAAGGAGTTTCTCCACGTTGCAGAAAAATTAGGTGACCAGGAGCT